CGAAAAACTGATTGTTTTTCATGGTATTTGTATTTAAAGTTAATAAGGGGGAGGCAGCGTGCCTCCCTTTTTTTATTCCTTTTCCTTCGCCTCCTGCCTCTCCTGTTCCACACGTTCCACGATGGGTTTCCAATAAGACGGAAGCATCCGGGTAAATTCCAACCTTACCGCATGATAAACGATACGCAGGGCGATATTCGTCGGATGAACCTTTATCAGATTCTTCACCGCATTCTGGAGGTAAACGTACATGAACACATACGTCAGCGATTTGATAACAATAATGGCAGCCTCACCGTCACCGCACTGTGACATTACCGTGAAGAGGAAGCAGATTATCACCACGTAAAGAACCAGTTCGGCCAAGGCGTTCTTGAACTTTCCGAAAGAAAAGTTCTCGCAACAAGTAAAGCTGACCCCGTCCGCCTTCATGCCGGCATAGATATTGAAGGCAAAAGCCAGCACCAACGCCAGCAAAAATCCCTTTGTCGGAGTATAATATGCCAGTACCGGACTGATGGCCGATGCCGACACCATGCGCAAATGTTCCCAATCTGTTCTCATATACTATTCCTTTTCCATTATTCCGCAGGCGGGGTATAAATCCCCTCCGAAAACCTGTATTCATAAAGTTTGCAGGATGTCCAGTTTTCACCGGTATAATTCAGTACGGCTGAATGTAATTCAATCCTGTTCCCCCTGTAATGCTCCGTCCACGTAAGGTATACGATACTGGAGGAAACCTTTACCGAAATGGGATACAGCTCCGTCTTCTCGTAAATGCTCGTCCCGTACCATCCGATGACGGGGCGACCCGCGAGCACCGCTGCGGACAGGTCGGAAGGCTTGCCCACCCTACTCAGCACAAGGTCCACGCTCATACCGTCCGTCAACGCCGTATCCACGTAATAAGGCGCGACCCCGTACTCTTTCCCGTTAAACACGATGCTCTCCGCGTCCGTGGGGAAGAACAACGCCTGCGGGTTGGCACCCGTCAGCGACAGAGCCTGCGCCCGCGTCTTGCTCGCATACACCTCAAGCAGCTTCCCCGTAGGAGAGGCCAGGGGGACTGCATCCCCCTGTGCCTGAAAGCCCGCATCAATCATTTCCTCTTCCATAAGCCGAATACTATTTTATGGTAAGTGCGGCCACGGCCTTGTCCGCGTTCGTCTTCGCAGTATTCGCCGTTGACTGGACAGTAGATAACGACCCTTTTGTTGCATAAGTATTACTGGCATCGGTCTTACTCAATTTTTCATCCTGTAACTTCTTACCCTGTGCTGCAGAAAGGGGTTTGTCTTTAGAAGTAGAGGTCAAATTGTCTACCACATCCGAATTAGTAAGAGGGTCTATATTTTTGATTTCGTTTACATCCAAATAGACATCACCCTCATCAAGAGTTATATCAATATGGTTTAGTTTACCGAATGTACCGACAAATTCCAAAATAATGTAACTATCCGATACAAATCCAACTGATACTGGAGCGATGATTTCATCTCCAATATTCCCTTGAAAAACAAATCCGGATTGATACGCACTGATAACCTCAGAAGCATTACCTAATATACTTGTCAACTGGCTTGCATTGGTGTCCTCTGTTATGGTGGACAAATCGCCCTTGAATTTGTACACGTTCGCTTTTTTCGCCACATCCGCTTTCGTAGCATACGTACTACTCGCATCCGTCTTCTTCAGGTAAGTGTTCCCCGCTTCCGTCTTGCTTAAGTACGTGTTGCTTGCGTCCGTCTTTTTCAAATAAGTATTAGCCGCATCCGCCGCTTTAAGGAACACCGACAAGTCCACCGTACCCCCCAGCGCATCCCAGTTGTCGTCATTGTGGTCACTCGAAGAAGTGTTCGTCACGCAAACCACGTTCGTCCCCGCCGGGTACTTCTTGCCCCCCAACGTGAACTCATCCGTCACGTTCCAAGTATCACCCTTCACCGCATTCGTCAGCGCGAGAACCTCCGAGATGTTCGCCTTCGTGCCCATCACCCGGTACACGCTGCCCAACTTGCCATTGATGGCCGTGTTCATCTCATCCACCGTCGGCAGCGCGTCAATCAACCCCTTCAACGCCTTGCCCTGCGCCGCGCTCAAAGCCTTGTTCGTGCTCCCGTCAGTCAGGTTGTTGATTATCTCGACGAGATTATAAACCACACCATTAAACACAATACGGTGCGTGTCCGTGGTGAAACACATCGCACCCGGCTTGCTCGATGCCAAAGCCTTCGCATCCGCCTCCGTCTTAGAGGCATACACTTCAAAAAACTGTCCTACACTTGTTGCCATAATCGTAAATATTTAAAAAGTTTGAAAATAAATGTCCGTTAAAAAAATCACTGTATCACGATCGGGGCGTTTCCCGTCCCCAACATTTGCCACCCGGAATAATCCGGGCTTGTAATCTTCGACGTGTCTTTCAGCACGTACACCTCCAGCGTGTCTGCCACGACCACCATCATGCCCTTGTAATAGTTCCCTGCCGCATAAGTCCCGGCCTTGACAAGGTCGGCCTTCGTAGGCACCAACAGCCGGGCATCCAACGGAGCCTGCCCCCCTGGCTCGAAGTTCACCGCAAAGGAGGCCACGCCCTGCGCACGGCCGCCCGTCGAGGCAAGCGCCACCACGCCTCCCTCCGGCAAGGGAGACAAACCGTCCGCCACGCTCTCGGCCATCATCCGCGTGGAAGCGTCCGCCAACGTGAACCGCAACTGCAAGGCACCGTTCAACGCACCCTCCGTGGTCAGCTTGTTGTACATGATGTAAGAACCTTGTATGTTCTTGTTCCCCGAAGACGAAACGGCATAGTTCCCTTCCGCGAACACCTCCCACTTGCCCGATACCGTGTTCATGAACTCCACCTTCGTCACCTCCTTCGTCACCGGGAACTCGAACACGAGCCTTGTACCCGTCGATGCCTCCGAGGCGAACTTTGCCCCTACGAGCGTGTCCGTCCACTTTTGGAGAAGCTTCGTGCCTGACGTCACCGAGGAGGGAAAACCGGACTCCTGTGACGACGTGGAAGCTTTCTGCCCATTGCAGAAATACGGGTAAGTACCGTAAATGTAAACCGCGCCCGAAGACACCGAGGCCGCCGGTAACGGGTTGGGAATTACGGATGCCTTATTGCCCTGTGAAGTCATGAGCGTGTCACCCTCTCCGAAGAACGCCTTGTAGTTGTACTGCATCGTTCCTAAGGTGACCTTCTCCGGAAGTGTCTTGTTCGATTCGCTCCCGCCCGTATAAATGAAGGACTTCCCGGCATCCAATGCGCCCGCCCGGTACTTGTCCGCCTGGCCGGACACTGTGCAAGTCCCACGGTTGAACCCCGTGATGAAGTCATCGGTTGCCGGGGTATCAGCTCCCACCTCATAAATTCCGTTGGCCGTGAAGCCGTTCTTCAGGGACAAGGACGCGGACGGGGATTGCACCGTAGGCTGTTGCTCAGGAAACAGCATACTCTCCAAGATGGCATTCTGCGTCCTCCCCTTAAGAGAGGACACCGTCGTTCCGGCTTTTAATCCCCCTACCGCGGATGGCATCCGTACAGTACCGTCCAAAGAAGTTTCAAACCGCTCCGGCGAACTGCCTCCACCGCTTTCTCCACCGCCTTCCGTGAAGTGTCGCGCGATGGTGTAAGTATCCCCGGAATATGCGATTTCCCAACCTTCATAGTCCTCCTTCATCCCGTATGCAAACGAAATGTAATCATCCGAGCTGCCCGTCACGACATACGTCCTTTCATGGGCATCATCGCGCACGGCCATGATTTCTGCCCCCCTTATCTTCGCCCACACTTCCTCCGTCAGCCCGAAAGCATCCAAATCCCCCTGCGTGCGCCCGCTGCCGATTTTCTCCTGAAGGACACCGAAGTCGAAAGCCGCGTATTCCGACGCCGACAAAGCCTCCTCCAGCACATCCTGCAACGGACTGTCCGCCTCCTCGTCGAGCACACCGTCATAGCCACCCACGCCCTTCACGTAAACCCGACCGTCATCCATCACCTCCAAGGCGTTGCGCCTGTCACTCTCCGACGTGCCTATCCCTATGCTGTGGCGCGTACCCGTATTGCTCACGTTATAGCACCCTTCGGCATGTTCGCAATCGTTTTCAACTATGGTACGAAGGCCTTCCGCATGCCCGTAGTGCCCCTCCACGTCAGTGCCCTTGCCCTCCGCATGGCTCGCGTCGCCGTTTGCGCTGCAACCTTGGCCTTCCGCGTGCGCGTAATCACCGGAAACGGTGTTATTCTCATAATCGTTGAAAATCTCGCCGCCGGTCACGCCCTCCGCAGGCCGACCCACGCCGCCACCGACCGATTTCCACCTTCCCCAGACGCCATTCTCGCACGACCTCCACAAGATGCCGTACGCATCCGCGCTGCGCGTCAGCCCCATCTCCGCGCCATCCATCGGCATGAAACGGCCTCGCACCGACTGCACCCACGTGTCCGTGTCATACGCCATCGGGATATTCTCCACCGTGAAAGGGCTGCCCTCATAGTCCCCACGGAAGAAACCCACCTTTGCCTTGCCCTCGCTTTCCCCTTTCGCATGAAGCCCGTCCAGCAACGTGTTCAGCCCATCGTCATCGCCCACACTGCCCAACCATTTGTGAGAGTCTTTGAAAGGGTCGGAGTCTTCAGATGTTCCCTGACCTCTTGATATACTATAATTGAGAATATCAAGAAGCGTACCGCCTACTCTTAAGGCTGTATTTTCTCCACTTTTAGTAGCATCCCGTATTAAAATTATGTTTTCTTTGAGTTCTAACAAATTCATAACTTACTCTCCTATGGTTCGATATTTAATTCGGTTTGATTTAACTTTACCGATGCCACGATACAATGAATATTTTTCTTTATTTGCAGAAAGAAATAGTACACATTCATGAAGGTACTTATCTGCAATGGAGAATGCGTCATTATAAGCCAAGACACGCTCTTTTACACTTACTTTGTTACTGTAATCATCTTCTTTAATTGTAACTCCAAAACGGGTTACATTTATATCATTGTTTTTTACGATTCTGGCATAAGTATAATAAGCAAGTGCCGTTTTAAGTCCGGAAAATGTATGTTTATATCCGCATTTGTCTTTGTATTCCCCTCCATTTAATAAATCATTATATTTTTCAGGATTCAACCTTATATCCATCAATAGTTCATCACCAAGACTTGACTTTAAGTCTATATCCTCACTTTCACGGATATAGGTATTAATTTTTTTATCATCTATATGCCCAGATATAGGACGGGATAAATCAGTGACTTCATTTGCTTTTATCAGACGAACCATTTTTCACATATCTTAATGGATTTATACTATAATCGTTTGAAGGGTTTGCTGTCTCAAACCAATATTTGAAAATACGTGTAATTGCCCTTTCAATAAAACGTTGCTGACGTGATACAATTGAATTGTAATACTCGAAAGCATCCGACAAAATATCTCCGCTAAACCCGATTTTCCCTTTCCTGATGCAATACCATGGCTCCTGTCCAAAAGCGGAATATATACGTTCGGTCACACTTGAATCAGTTACTTCAAACTCTTTGTCATAATTTTTAGAATCCATGTTGATAAATTCGGGCTTTTCTTCATCTGCCTCCACTGTTATTTCGACTATTTTGCCCAAATTCTTGTCACCTTGGATTTTAGTAAGTGAGTTCATCACTTCGTCATTATCGTAATCTATGGATTCACTGCCATCAAACTCTGTTTGAGTTACAGAATTGGCCTTTTTTGACAACATTACCGTAGAAGGCATGAAGTTACAACGTACATTTCTATATTTCACGTTGGAAAGCCCCTCATCCGTGCTCATTTCCGTGGCTACCTTGTCTCCCTTTCCTACTGGATATTCATAATTTCCTAACAAAGGCATCCAAAGGATTTGACCTTTATAGTTTTCAATACCTCCGGCATGTTCAATTTGTGCCAAAACAACTTCTTTGATAGGATTGAAGACATCAATGTAATCTATATTGTCTTTTTTCACCTGAATGGCCTTACCTTTTCTGGTCTTTCTACCAGTCCAATCAGGATGAATGGCAATTTCCGACACAGCTCCATTTTCTTCAGGTTCTGTCAACCGGCAATTTTCAAACGGGACATGGTTTAGCTCGACAATTTCCCCAAAAACGTTGTAATTGACATGTAAAGAGATTCCATTAAACATAGCCATATCCTGACACATTCTACAATGTATCCCATCCATCGTATCACCGCGTCTATTGACGACATATTCAGAAAATAATTCGTTTTTAAAGCCATTCCCTTCAATAAAATCAGCGAGCCGGTCGATACACTCATTTCCGGATGGGCTTGCACGCACGATGTCACTGAAGACCTGCGGATACAAGTTGTCTTCTCCATACGATTGAATATTCAGAGATTGGATAAACTTATTGTCAATCCTTGGAGAACTTTTCTTACTAAGTTCTTTTACCTTCATGTCCCGTTTGTTTTTATTCCTCTAATCTGTTTTGTGCCTCCTTTATGTAGGCATTCAAAATCTTTACCCGTATCCTTTTCCCATCAACCATGTAACCTTTGTACTTTGATTTCACTTCTTCGATGGTTTCCCCATTTTCCAAAAGCTGGGTCATTTCTTCAATGACTTTTTCTGCATTTCCGTTTTTCCGGTTTTCCACACGTTCAATCCAATCGTCAGGTAATACGGAAAAGAACACACGACCCTCCGGATTTGTAGCTAAGTATTTTTCCGCAATTTCGTCGGTCAAATTAGCATTAGTGTACATTTCACCGCTTCCAAACTCCATTTGAATGAGTGCCCCATTTTTTAGGCTATACAAACATTTTTCTTTCATCTTACCTTTGCTTCTTAGATATAAATACATTTGTATCACGGCATCGTAATAACAGTCATTACATGAGCTTCTCACGAAATTTCTACCATATACGGCGTAATACAGTTCTTCAATTTCAGTTTTATCTGAATGAGCCAAAGGTTTTTTGTCCTTTAGCTCATTCAGTCTGTTTAGGGCTTCCGTCGCATTCATATTACTCGGCTTCCGTGGTTAATGTGTCAATTGCAGTCTTGGTAGCTTCATAACTTGTCTTGAATAGGAACAATCCCGATTTAGGTGCCTTTGTTTCTTGGAGAGAAACCAGCCATCCGCCATCAGTATCCTCCGAATACTTGTCGTTGGTTATTTCGCTTGCCCGAAGTCCTTGGTACCAGCCAAAAACTTGGAAAGCTGCATCACCCGGATTCGTTTCCTTGCTTGTACCCTTATACTTATTTTCCAGAATAACCACAAAAGATCCATTGGCCAAACCATTTATGATTTGTTCACAGGTATCCGGATCGTTGTTGAAAACCACAAGGTTCACCGTATTGGTGAATGTGTTCCGGTAAGTACCTACGGCCAATGCCACATTGGTTCCCGTAAACGGGTTGTTACCCAATTGCGCACATTTGAAAGCCTTTTTCTTGGACTTCAAAACAAGAGTTTCAATTACGTTCTTCCGTGTGGCGTTGAATGTGGTGGCTGCAAAATCAATATCTGAACGGTTTATGATGATGCCTTCACTCTCTACGCCGGGTACAATCGGGTCGTCACAATTAATCGAAATATCCTCTTTTAATAAAACATCACAAATAGCCATAATTCACCTCCTTTTTTTAATATGCCATTTGGAAAAGGTTGTCTTCTCCGATTAAACATCCCAACTTTCCGGTTGAATAGATGTAATTCATACGGTCTTTCCGGTCAAACCAGATATCAAGGTCGGAAATCAACTCATTTGCAGGCGTACCGACAAAAAGCTGTTTAGGTGAACCGTACATCGCACGATGGGGAAGGTTCAATTTTGTACCGTCGTTTTGGTACGTTCGAATGAATCTATCCCAAATGGATACCCGGTAAATGGGTACGCCATTATATTCAGCGACATCCAAGCCTTTGAATACTTGTTCCCAATCCAATATAAGTTTATATTCACGTTTCAAATCCCGTGTCAGTGCGTCCCCGAGGGATTTTGTACAGAAGATACCGGCATCGTCCAACAATGAAATTCTACTATCGGCGTTTTCAAGTAACTCATCGAAAATTCCGATTGCCACCCCTGCTTCTTTTATCTTGCTCAATTGCAAGGCCATGGTAGTTTCTGAATTGGCCGCAATGGTTGTCTTTTGCGCCTCGTTTGCAGTACCGATGGCAAACAACTGCTTCCAAAATCCATTTGTTGTTTTAAACAAATCCACATTTATGCCATCCGTAATTTGTCCGGAGCTGCTGACATTTTTTGCATCTTTGTCACCAAACCAAATGAAACGCCACATCATGTGTTTCATCGCCAAATCAAGAGCCGGAAGAACAATGTCGTCCATGTATTCGGTAGAGGTCAAATCACCTATTTCCGTACCGGTCTTTAGACAATATTCAGCAATGGTATTGATGAGGTCAGTGTAGCACCATTTGAGAGGAATCTGCCAATCTCCAATACTCCATTCCTTTTCAGCAAATTCAATTGCTGCATTTTTATACGTTGGGTTACAACCGGAACCGTTCCAACCCACATCTTCCATTGTTCCGACCCACCCCAATTTGTCTCCATTGTGGACATTTTGACGTAGGGTATAGAAACGTTCCAAATCTTCATCGACAAAATTTGTCATGACCAACAGGTCTTTCAAAGACTTGATAGCTCTATTATCAGGGGTTAAACTTTGAAGGTCATCCCATTCTATTCTTTCTTTTGCCATACTCTTTGTTTTTTATTTGTTGTATCTTTGTTTGAATTTCTCTCTCTTTTCCGCAAGCATCCGGTCAATTTTGCTACTTGATTTGGTCTTTTTATCATCAGGCTTCTTGCTTCCGACTTGCGTACTGCGCAAGGGAGGTGTATAATGACTTGCAGCCGCTTTTCTTAGCCAAGATTCTCCGCCGGCCTTTTCTACCATAGACAAAATACGGATTTCATCTTCTGATTTTGCATTAGCGGTCAAGTCGCTTACCTGACGTTCCAATTCGTCAATCCGGCTTTGCAGGGCTTCAACGTCTTCACCGCCGCTTCCCGGTTCCTTGATTTCCGTAATTACCCCATCGGTAACGACAACTGTACGACCGTCCTCAAGGACAAATTCACCGTCAGGGGATGCGGTATCGCCTACCTGTATTTCACCCTCTTCACGTTCTACTGTCAACTCTTCACCTGTTGACGTTGTAATTACCATTCCGGAGGCTTCCGGCTTGGATATTCCCAAAGCCACCCCAAGCATCCGGAAAGCTTCTGCCACAGTGGGCTTCCTTTCTTCTTTCTCTTTCATTTCTGTTTTGATTGTTTGATTATTTATAACTGGCTTTTCAACCTTTGCACTCATTGCAGGTATTACGGAAGATATAAATCCCAATTCTACTGCCTTGTCACTCCCGAACCATGAACCAGCAACCATTTGAGCCTCTATTTCTTCTTGTGTCTTTCCCGTCCGTTCAACATATAGTGAAAGCATCTTACTCCGTTCTTGGTTGAGAAAGTTCATTTTTTCTTGTAAACTTCCAATAGTAAGGTCTTCATTGAATGCACCCTTTGGACAATATGGTTCATGTATCAATAATTGGGCATGCTGATACATCTTTCTTCTTTCAATAGGAGCGGCTAACAATATGACGGTAGCCATTGAGGCACATAATCCTACCACAGTACAACTGATTTCTTTTCCACTTGCACGGAGCGCGTCATAAATGGCATATCCCTCGATGCAATCACCACCGCAAGAATGAAGTTCAACTTCAATGCTGTTGTCAGACGGATCCATCCAAGACAAGAATCCCTGAATATCGCTAAATGAAACACAATCATCACCGGAAAGCCAATACTTTATTTTATCGGCGTCTGCTGCAATATCTTTATTTATGAATAACTTTGCCATATCATTTAGATTATATGGCAAATCTAACAAAAACAATTATGATATAATTATTTTAAGAACTGTTTCTACTGACACCGCACTGTCAGTAATACCAAGTTTAAAACAAAAAACGGATGGAAAAATATCCATCCGTCCAACCGTGAACTTTATTTTTGTATTAATCAAGCAAAGCTCACGTGAAGTAAATCTTCCGCAAAGTCGTGTACAGACTTCTCTATTTTTTCCACTGTTTTACGATTTGGCTTCTTACGCCCAGTTACATAATGGCTTAATTGCCCTTGGGCTACACCCGTAATACGAGACAATCCGGCAAGTGAGAAAGCTTTCGTATAATACTCCAAGAAAGAAGCCGTGTCGTACACAAATTTAAACTCAACCTCTTCAAAAGGAGTTCCTTCATTTTTATACAAATCCTTCATGTCCTCATAGCCTCCGATAAAACAAGCTTTGGCTTCCTCAACAGTCTTGCCCGTACCCGTTACAAGATACCCCATATCATCAGCATCCATATAAATACTATAAGTTCCATCCGAAGCTCTTTCCACAATTGCATTAACCTTTCTTGCCATAGTCATAATATCAATTAAATAAGTAAATAAAACTATCTGTATAATGGCGGCGGGGTCAAATCCCCGCTGCCTTCTTGATTTTTCCAAGTGTGCCCTTTGCCACTTCCTCACTCCCATGGTTACTCATTTGGAAATACATCCCAGTCTTGGGAGAATACCATAAGGGATGACCTGCTTGCTGTTTTCCGGTGTCATAACACCCGGCTTTCTTTACGATCCGTTCCAATTCCTTGTACTTCATTGTTTAAATGAACTTGCTTGATTAATACAATACAAAGGTATTAAAATTAATATCTTTGTGCAAGTATTCATACTGAAAAATATTAATTTTAATACTTTTTATGGTTGTAATACGCCTATGGAATATTTCATATATCAATATGTTTTTTCATCCTCTTGACTATTCTGAAAACAGAACGTGATGAAATACTGTACACTTCTGATAAATAGGATGCGATATACTCTTGTTTGTGCCCTTCTTTAGAAAGCCGAGTGTATTCCTGGTACAGTTCAAGGTATCGGATATTTGATAAGTCGATTTTATTTTTGGCAATTATTTCAATCAAATTCCGGTTAGCGGATAATAATTCGTATGATGTCATGATATACTGAGTTTAAATAGTCCCTATATTCTCAATTACTTGTACCCTTTTTCCCACGGAGTTTATTTCTTCCACGCTGACAATCGGATTCGGCATTGATTGTACTCCTTTGGCCACGGCACGGGCTAACATGTCTTCTCCTATGGCTTGCTCCGCGCTTTGGGTTGCCTGAATAGGCACGCCTCCACCCATTGTGTTGAAAGCCGAAAGTATGGGAGCAAACATGCGTGTAGACCGGGCTGTCATTACACTCTCACCATTGGATAGCCTTGCCGATATGCTGTCGCTTGTTTCGCTGCCGGTACCCGTGACTAATCCACCTTTCGCATAGCCACGACGGCTTTCATTGCTACTTCCACCATCTCCGCCAACCTTGGCCGACTTGATGGCCTTTATGGCAGATGCCATACTGCTGATGATGGTTGCAGTCGCAGCCGCTACCGATGCTATTGCTGACCATACGGATTTTTCTTTTTTAAATGCAAGGCTCACTGCTTTTGCTATGGCGATTCCTTGTTCGATGGCCACCTCAGCAAGGGCGAGAACCTTTGCAGCCGCCACAGCCTTTTTGTTTTCACCGGCCAAGCTTGCAATGGCATCTCCGATTGAACCATAGGTGGCCGCAATGGCTTGTGCTTTTGCTTGGTTTATTTCCACCTCCTTGTCGGCCAATTCCTTTTGTGCGTCTACATATTCATTTTGAAGCTCGATTTTTCTAAGGTTAAATTCTTCTATACTTTCACCCTCCAACTGGTGTAAGGATTCAAGTTCTTCTTGTTTATGTGCAACTTTGGCTTCCAACATCGCCATTTCATTTTCTCCGAGTTGTGCCAGTTCCGTTTCATGCCGCAGGCGCATGGCTTCCATTTGCTTGTTCGTGATGTCATTCTCATGCTGCATCCTCAATTCTTCGTCCTTTGCCGCCCATGCCGCCCAAATGGCATCCTTTTCTTCTTGCGTAGCCTGCATGTTGGAAAGCTGCAAATCCCTTTCCTTGGCCAACTCTTCAAGCTTCAGGGCATATTCTTGTTCACCGCCTTGTTTTACGGCCTGTAATTGGAGAGTGATAAGCTTTTGCCGGTCTTCGATTTGCTTTTGCAATGCCTCATTGTCCAAAGCGGCCATTTCATTGGAAAACTGTTTTTGTTTCGCCATTATTTGTTTGTTGATGGCTTCACGAGCTGCCGGTGTGAGGTTCTTCTCTTCATCCAACCTCTTTTTCAAGTCTTCGATTTCACGGGCATAGTTCAACCGTGTTTGTTCCCTTAACTTTTCTTGGTTGTCCGTGACAAGTTTCAGTAATTCGTCCTCAGCCTTTCGGGTTTCTTCAATCTCCACGCGTTTCTGTTCACGTAGCTGTTCCAAACGCTTTTTGGCGGCTTCCTGTTGCTTCTTGATTTCTTCATCAGCAAGCGTATTTGTGTCCGTTGCGGTTGTGTCGTTGGTAGAAGTGTCCTTTGTGGCCGAATTCTCCACTTTTATAGGAATGGTAACAGGTTCTACCTTGTCTTTCATTTCCCGATTTGTTTCCTCAATCTCTTTTTTAGCCTGAGTAAACTGTTTTTTCAGCACCTCCGTGGTATAGATGGCGAAATCTTCCAGACCGCCCGTAAATTCGTCCCAGTCAAGTGTAAACACGCCTTTCAATATACGTCCCAATGATTTTAATTGTACTATAAGCAAATTTACCAAGTTGCCCACCGTTTTAAACATGCCGGTAAATATGCCGGAAATGGAATCACACAATACCCTGAACGCTTCTGATTCCTTATACATGGTTTTGAACCACTTTATAGTATCTCTTATGCCGTTTATTATTTTGGCAAGCCCTTCATTGACAAATACGATGGCTTGTGTTTTCATGCGTTCAAAATCACCGCCTGTCATGTCGAACAATCCGGAAAGGGCGTTTTGCAATTCAATTTGTGAATTTAATTGTTTCTCTTCCAATTCACCAAGTTCTCCAGCCTGTTTCTTGACCTCATCAAGGTTGGTTTCTATCTTGCCCAAGGTTTTGATATATTCCAGTCCGGCATCCTCACCGGGGCCACCGAAAATATCCGCTATGGCCTTACCGACTTTGTCAGAAGAAGCCGGAAGCTCATTCAATCGGTCAGACACTTTTTTCATTACCTCGAACGTGGTTGTACTTCCGTCTTGCAATGACTTTTGTACTTCTTCTGATGAGATGCCGATACCGTCCAATGCTTCTGCCGTGGCCGTTGTCATTTCACGTAAACGTGTATTTGCTTCCTTTATGGTATCCACTCCCTTGTCGGAGAAAATACCTTGTTTGCTCGCATTTGCCGTAATGGCCACAAATTCCTCCGCGCTGATACCGGCTTCTTTGAAATACGCAGGGTATTCTTTCAGGGTGTCAAGGAACTCGCCGTTTACATCTGAACCGGCCACAAAACCATCCTTTATAATATTCATGGCCTCTTGCGACGTGATGCCAAATTGCTTTGAAAGCGAGTTCGCAGCTTGTAGGGTTTCTTTAAAGTCTTTACCGTACATGTCGGCCACGGCCTGCACTTCATTACGGTATTCCTTCATTTCATTTCCTCCCAATCCTGTGAACTGTTTGGTGAGTTTTGTTGCCTCGACAAGCCCCTTGTTATAATCATAGAACCATCTGAATGCCATTCCGACACCGGCGATACCTGCCAAAGCGAGAAAAACGGGATTGGTAAGCAAACCTTTCATAGTAGCCCATAATGCCTTAATATCCGTATTTATCTTCTTTATTCCCTTGGAACCCTCTCCAAGGTTCATCAGTGATTCTCCGAATTGGTTGTTAAGTCCGATGGCTTCAAGGATACTGTTTTTATAGTTCCCGACATTTCGATAATAACGTCCAGTTTCCTCTTCTGCTTCTTTTAATTCATCCGTAAGGTCATTGATTTGTTTTGCCAACGCACCCCCTACTTTTTCATTTTCACGTTCTTCTCTTGATAGAGCATCGTATTCGCGTGTTAAATTGGACAATTCCGCACGCATACCACGTAAAGAACCCTCTTGTTCATGGTCAAGTTTAATTTGGTTCTTTACAACTTTTTCAATGTCCCTTATAGTTGACTTGTATTCGTCCGATGCTATTTTTGTAGCCGAAATAGCCTTGTTGTATTCCTCTCGTGAAATACGTCCTTCATTTAGTTGCTTTTTCAGTTCGGATTCAGCTTCCTTTACCTTGTCTAATTTTGCACGATATTCGGCGATTTTCTTTATAGCATCGGCATAATTCACTTTTATGTCTAAAACCTTTTCTACTTTGTTGTTTGCCATCGTTTTATAATTTTAGAAGTTTCACATCGCATAAGTTATTATCTCCTGTCTTGATTTCAAGTATAGCAAAATAAGTACCATATTGTCTCAAATACACGGGGATATATAAGTCTATGTTTTTTAAATCAACAGGTGATAACTTTATCGTTTCCGTGATTATTTTTGCCTTGGTAATAAAATCTATATAACTACCGTAATATTCGCTGATTAATGCCTCCCATCCAAGACCTATAAAAGTAGTACGCCATGTACGGTTATACTGCCTATATAATATACGTGGCTCCACGTCATCATATTCCACTTCCCCTGAATTATTGTAATGATAGATAGGAATATAAGCGTACGAACTATTGGACGGTTTTCCATATTCATCTGTTCCTGCGAAAATGGAGGTATATGCTTCCCTTTCCGCATCTAACGTTTTATCGTTTACATTGATAACCCCGTCATAAAGTCCTTTTACCGTATCGTCCTCTTTATACTTAAATAAGTTGGATTGTGCAATTTCGTCCAACCTATACTCTGTTGTATTAGGGACGTTGACTTTCGATACAAGCTTTTGGCTCCAATCGTATGCCACGGATTTCTTTGAATACACCTCTTTGTACTCATGATATATAAATTTACCCGGTTCCGTCGTGACATATAACCCATACATATTTTTTATAGACTTCAAAATGTCGGTCAATTTTAAATCAGGTATATTAGCGGAGAAATAAAAAGTTGCACCCTGACGTAAATCTTCAACATGCGGATTAATGTTGATGTATGAATTATCACTTGATGATGTATATACCAATGTACTTGCCTTAATAAGATTGAATCTGAGACATTGTTCTATATTCGGCTCTATTGATAAATCAACACCAGAAATTTGAATATCATATTTTATTTTAAAGAGTGTTCTATTTGTGTCTATCACTTCTTCTGATAGCGTTTCTCCTGTATATTCGTTACCCATAAATAATAATGGTACTACATAGCCATAAGGGAATGTTATTTCTTGGTATACAATAAGATGTAAATCCATATCACAAACAATATCAATATGATTTGCATAAATGCCAACATTTTGTAATTCCTCAAAATCACCTATATAGCAATATTGATTTCCATCCTTCCTTAGTTGAACAAAGGTTCTATCTTGACTGTTATTAGTCAGTTCTTTCTCTACATAGAACGTTCTTTTTTCATCTATTTGGTTTTGCTCCGCCACGTTCTGTGAAGTAAGTGGGATACATAGGCCGGCTATTTTTTCGATAGATTCAGGATAAACTATTTCTATGTCATATTTATTCTTTATGCGTTGAAAAATGGTGCTTAACGTTAATACTGGGTGATTGAATGCGTTCCACGTACTTTCATTTATTTCTATTCCCCAATCAATATATGGCATCATTGGAGAGGAACCGGGTAAAACAGAAGTCACAACTTTGTCTGTATCATCTGAAAAAGGTAAATCCCTGAGTTTGGCATTACCGGAGACAAGCTCTTGAAGATTTGACGATGCGCCCCATGATAAGGTGATTTCTATATTCTCGCCAATAGATAAAAGTATCACATTCGCATTATCAATAATCACAATCCCGTCACGCAAAACCCGTCCGGCATGTACAAGATAAGGGAAGCTGCTTTCACTGCTCGGGAATACCGCTCCGCTGGTAATTCTCAAATTATTGGCCGTTTTTGGTAACTTGATGGTATAACTGTAATTACTGACTATCTTGCTTATATCTGATAGCAAGTTACTCCGGAAAGTAAGGTTTATACCACTTTCCGACATGTCTACACGTTGGTTGTTTATATAAAGTTCATCTCTCATAGCTTTTGTGTTATAAGTTCTGGCATTTCTATCTGTATCTCGAAATCCTGTAAATCAGAAGTGGACTGAGTAGAAGTACCCTCTGATATATGGATTGGAATCCATTCCTCCCCATCCCACAATGAAGGAAGTGGTGATGAAAGTAGACCGAGTAACATCTTAAACGTGTCTTTGTCTACCAATGGAGCACATGCCTTTATTGTTTTGTGGGTTTCTTTACCTTGGACACGGGTTATTCCATACACATCCAGGAAGGCCGTAGAAATTACTTCCGATTCTTCCCCTATGTCAGATACCTTATATGAAATGTCACCTGGCTTAAAGAGCCAATATTGATAAAAACCATGCCGGTCTATCCACCTGATAAAAACCCCACAATCCGCGTTATTTATTTCAATGTTCAAAACCAGATCATCAGTTATAGAAGTGAAGGTATAATCAAAAGTATAGTCAAAAATTGCCTTGTACTCTTCCATTAACAATATCGTAGCATGGTCTTGTGCTTTGGGAAAAGTACTATTCAAATCCAAATGCACAATGCCGGGTGTTACATCAATCCCTTTAAGCGGTTCATTGTCGCTTTGGGCTTGTACCGCGTTGTCAGAAGAATAAAAGCTGACTGTTTGAGGATAGTTTTTGAACCATACAACTTTCCGTCCGGAATTGAACGTGTCGCCGATATTTATAACTCCCCAAATACATGTCATGATGAATTTGAAATCTCCTCCTTTGCCGAGGCTGACATGTACCTCAATGTCCAAACTTGGAACCAGTTCTGTTTCTTTGACCAAGAAGAACAAACGTAGATATTCGCTGATGTCAAATTGTACATAACCGTTAATCGTTTCCCTTTTGTCTTGATAAGACAAGCTTTCCCTTTGAACCGTAACAGTTACTTCATCGTCTGTTGCTCCTTGAATTCTAATCAAATTGCGATTGAATGTAAACGAGATGGTATCAGGATAGGAAATCCCCCAACCATCACTTATTATACCCGTCCTCATTTTTTGTATTTAAGTTTATGTGTTCAACTTCCTGCTCAAATAACAAACCTACTCTTCGGGTAATGCTATTCACAGTTTTTTCTATTTCCGGTGAGTAAATATCATTTCTCCCACCTTCACGATATAACTTAGTCCCTTCTGTTTTTATCTTGTGGGCTATTGCACCGGCCATGCTCATTACCCCCCTTTCTTTTGGCGTATATTTGGGCTTCCATCGTTCCGATGGCTTCCGTATATATTGTATTGGTGGCACAGATATACCTTTGTCTATAATCCATTGCCGGATTATGCCGATAAAGTTGTGGGGTGTCCTACCTGCACGCCGTCCCGTTTCCAGAGTCCCAAAAGGGAATCTTCCCCATAATATTCCACCGTTTTCCGTAAGTTCAACTTTGATACTGGATTTCGTGCGTCCGCTTGCTACTTGTTTTGCGGCTACATGGTTGGCTATGATTCGGGAGCGTAGTGATTCAAGTTCGTCACCGACTATTTTCTGTACATCCGCACGGGTTACTGTCATTTCCATAAATTACCTCCTCTATGTTCTTTGATGGACATAAAACCAGACCTTTAGTTTCTTTCAATTGTACTTCAATAGTGATACCGGCCACATTTACATCAAGCTTGTCATAAAAGATGGAATACGGGATTTCCCCATAGACGGGTTCAAACAATCCTGATTTATTGATTCGCATTATAAATTCTTGTGCGTATGCCTTGCACCGTTCCACCACGCTGTCTGATTCTTCCCCTTCGAAATCAAAATCAACCTTGTCCATGAAAGCAAACAAGCAATTAGGATAGTCTTTGATTTGTTGTTGGCCAAACTTCATAACCCCGCTTGCCGGAAGGACGTTGAGCATGGCCGGTAATGCCGTGCTGTCAAGCTTCACATTTGCCGTTTGCCAGTTCTCAAATATGTAATGCACACATTTCATTTTACTTGCCACAAACCTTATTTTGTCCTCTATGGATTGAAAACCATCCGGCCTTCTGTATTTGCTTTCTTCTTTCATTTCTTTTTCTTCGTTATGATGTTACGTAATCTCCTTTCAAACTTCATTCGCCTTGTATCCATGTCAAGACACTTGTACACTCGAATCCATGGAATCTTTTCAACATCCCCATGGTCGGGTATGTGCATGCGTGTGGCGTAATAGTCCAACAAGCCAAACATTCCAAACTTCAAATTCTCAATACCGGCCTGTTGTTCTTCAGGTGTAGGGGTGACGCTTGCTTTTGAAAACAGCTTATTAACCCGTTCCACTTCTTTTGAAACCCAGAAAGAAAATGATAGGACGGCCTGAACATCTTCGTTTAATATGGTTTCTTCACTGACCCCCAAAATGATTTTACAGGGCAATATAAGAAAATCCGCATCATTGGAAATTGATTGTAGCTCCATGAGTTTTCCCATCGTAATATCATTAATCGTGTCAGGCATGCTCACACCACACACAAATTGCGATGGTTTGATTTCTTTTGCTATTCTGATAAGGTTATCATAATCGGTAATAAACTCACTTATATGCAAAAATTCACGTACTGTCATATCATGTTTCAATATACCTTGAACGCGGTCGCCTGATTGGTCTCTTTTCTTTCAAATAGTTTAGAGCTACATACCTAACCGCATCTAAAAGGTGATTAAACTTGTCGATAGGCTCATTCAATAACTCACCTGTCATTTTATTCTCTCTCCATTTGTAATTCCGTATCTCATAAATCAGGTTCAGGCTCCTGCTCGTTATGTTGAAGTTGTACCTTTGAAGAATCTGGATACCGTTACGTACGGAATCCGCACCCTTTTCTGCTGGTTCTATCCCCCTGATACCGTAATTGTATATTTCCGTAATACTTTTTTGTTCAGCACTGTCCGCAACTGTTGACCCGGGAAGGCCACGTAGTTCATCGGCTATCTTGTCATTCGTCATTCCACGCATGTAACAGCGTTCATCAAGCCATAATTCACCGTTCAACATGTACACGTCAACAATTCCGGTCGGGTCCACGGTAAAACCAAAGTCAAGCCCCCTTGCCACCAATTTAGCTTCAGCCGGTATGTTCGGTACTTGCTTCCATCTTGTATAGACAACTCCTTGCGGTCGGCCGGTCAATCCAAGGCCATAAACTTTCCACCAGTTTTCATCATCTTTATTGCTTTCTATTTCTGCAATCTGTTCTTCTGTAATAAATGGATTGTCTTTGTAGGTTGAGTGAATCTCCACCGTGTTGGTTCTGATTGATATTCCTTTCAATTCATACCAAAATTCACTGTCTGGATTCCAATCGAGAAAAATACACTCACGGGTACGCACGCTTAATTGCCGGAATACTTCATAAGGAATACGGTTACACTCATTGATGAAAAGGATGTCTCGCCCGGCTCCTTTCACCTTTCCCCAATCATCAGCGGAATAGAAACGTATTTGTGACCCTGATTTGAACGTATAAGTCTTGTCCGTTTGGTTGGATTCGTAGTCTATTCCTTCTACCATCCCTTCCGCATCCACTATGTTAGTCAGGTCTTGGATGGCACCACGTTTTAGGTGCGGAATTGATTCAGAGATTATGTCTATCACTCTCTTCTTTGCACCAACCAAAATGATAGTTAACAAAAGAGACATGACCGAGTATGTTTTTCCCGATCGTGTCCCTCCTTTATTGGCTATTATTCTGGCGTTATTCACGTAGGCCGACAAGCTATCTTCATATACTTTAGTCGCTATCATATACTACTTATCTTTGAGCTTTTTCAATAGTTCTGCAGTTTTATCGTTAGATACAGTGATATTCAATCCCGTACTAACTTCGCCGGAATGCTCTATCTTGGAATCTTGGCGGTTTTTCCACCTTCCAGGTGCGATATTTGTAAGGAGAAAAATATTTGCCCCGACATTCGGCTCGACATGAATGTTCTTTTTCACCTGTTTCTTGATTTTAGGTTTTCCGTTTTCGTCCATCCATTCGGTTGTCGTTTGCTCATAATCATACCCCTTTGCTGATTTTGCAAGAGAGATTACAAGGTCATATTCAAGGTTGTTTTTGAAGTATTCCTTCGCCTTTTTTATAGCATTGGCGAAATTGGCATTTTTCATCCAACGATAGTACGTTTTCACATCAATGCCGAAGTGGGCGCAAAAGTCCTTCAACCTTGCGCCGCCGTATTCCATCAAGCCGTTTTCACGTACCCAATCGGAACATTCTTTCATTTTATCTTCGTTTAACTTGGACATACCTATACATTAAACGTTGTTTGATACGCGAACCTCCAATTCCTACATGTGTTGTAAGTCTTAAACTTGCCTTTTGGATGCAAGTCGTAAGAGTTCAAAGATTTTATTTCAATGGCTTCAGCATCACTTATAACAACTCTTGTATGGCCATCATTATATTGTATGCATCCACCCTCTTTATACCTGAAAGCGATATGCAAATTGTCTTCCCATTTGTATGGTATAGATACTCCACAGAGATAATAATATTTGGCCTCAAATTCATCCAACAAAACCGTATTGTCTTTTATTGGTATCTTTTTAGAGTAGTTCCCAATTAAACAATTTGCACAGTGAACAGACAAGTCAAATCCGGTAATATATTTCAGCCACAGATACTTGAAATTCTTGCTTGTAGAGAAAAAATCTATTTTAGGACATCTTTCTGTTTTCATAAGCGTTTTTTATTTTATCAGCAAAATCGTATTTCTTTCCATTTGGTAGCGGAAGGCTAAATTCAAACATTAAGGCATCTATAATTTCTTCTTGTGAGTGTTCCACATCTTTTATAGCCATTACCTGCCACGAATTATTACCTATTTTTATTACGGGTGAATTTGATATGTATTCTCCAATTCTTCGTACTTCATAATCTTTGTGGAACCTTTGGTAAAACCATTCTCCATTGCGATACATGCCAGTAAATCCATTCTTATCAAAATAGTGGACAAGAGAATCAGCGTAATACCTTGATGCATTCTTCGCTTGCTTATTTCCTGCCTTAAATGGCCTCCCACTGATGAATACCATCCCACTTTGTTTGCACAGACCAAAAACGGATTTTATTACGCTTTCTTCTGCTTTTACGCTATCTACGGAATTCAAAACGCTGTCGCAGATAACAACATCATATAACCCTTTGTTTTGTATGTCATCACAAATTAATTGATATGTCTTTTGATTACCCAAATAATCAATAGCTGATGATGTGTTGTTCGGTCTATGGTATGGATCAATCATTGTAATATCATATCCTTCCCTTTTTAACTTTTTTGCATAGTCATATTGCCCAGCGCCGAAATCCAATATTCTTAGGTTCTTATTTCTGATTTGAGTTTTTAAATATGGTAATACCATCTTCTCATAAAGTGTACTCTTGTTGTCTTTGTGTATATCATCGTTATGGCGTAACCGTTTCATTTGAGCAAGGGATTGGATATAAGTTTTTTTGGGAAGGTGCTCGTAAGAGAATTCGCCATATTGTTTTGAGAAATATTGAATTGCAAGGTTTTTGTTTCCTTCTGGTATAACAAAAACATCAATATCCCGTCCTAACATCTTTGCAGCATAGGCATATACAGATGAAGTAACAACTTCCCCGTTTTCTGTTACAACAGGAGCGGCAAACTCTCCAAATTTAGTGATAAGTTTTCCAATGGCATTCACAAATGTAAAAAGCTTACCTTTATCTTTAACATATATTTTTTCGTAACTTATTCTATTTATGCCAATAGTAAGAGTGTCATTTATATGTAATTTTGGGGCGTCCACGTTTACTTCAACCTCACACATGTTATGCAATTGGTTAAAACGTATTTCATCGCTCTCATTTAAACCTTTAAGGTAATATCCTGGAGCTTCATTATATCCTAATGCAATCAGTGTCTTACTTCTTTGATGCCCTGCAATTATGGTATTATTCTCTGCATTTATCAAAATCGGTTTCACAATACCAAGTCTACTGATACTTTCTTTCAGTTCTTGAGATGCGCGTTTTGACAAAATTCTGGGATTGTACGCGGCAGGATGTATGTTTTTTAATATTATCCTTTCCATTTTTCTACTATTTGTAAAACGAATCCTAAATTTGTGCCATTTGAATTTAAATACTCATCATGTATGGCTGTAAGTTCGTTCAGTTCGTCTTCTGATATTGGTATACTAATCTTGCCAAACTTTAAATAATCGCATGGGGTAGACGTTGACATATTATTTTCAAAGTTCAAACTTTCTTCTTCCTCCCAATCGTCAGGAAGTACACCCCAATCTTTGAGCTGTTCGGTATCCCACTCATTGGCAAGCATATCATAATCCCACTCTCCATAAGGTGCATTGTCTTTCATGACGTATGCTTTTAGTTGCTCTATTGTTACATTTTGTGGGATGACTTTACAAGGGGCTTTTTCATATTGCAAATCTTGTAAGGCAATCAACCTCATGTTTCCACCAATGGTGACATATTTCCCACCATGCTTGTACACTAAAAGTTCCCTCAGTGAAAGCATCTCAGGATTATCTACGATGGACTTTTTTAATTTTTCAAATTTCTCATTACGTATAATCCTCGGGTTTGCTGGAAGTCCATCTATCTGACCATGATTTTGTTCAATATCAGATAACGGAATCATTTCTGTTTGAATTAATTTTATACTATTCATGACAACGGATTTTATATAACAAAGCAAATATACAAAACAATTATATTATAATTGCATATTATCATAAATAATTTTATAGTAATTACTTTGAATGAGAAATAATTAACCCTGTAGGCCGTATTACCTACAGGGGCATCATTGCAAGTAACGTTGGCCGAAGCCCCAACGCGCAATTATCGTCTTGTCATGTGGTCGTTTATACTAATACCCCTTCGTCTAACATCGAGTAGTATTTATCATCACTGATTATAATGCTATCGAGTAATTTTATACCGAAAAGGGCAAGTCCTTTTTTTATTTCATCAGAAAGCTTTATATCCTCTTGGCTTGGTTTTATGTTTCCGGATGGGTGATTGTGTACGAAGATTACAGCCGAAGAAAGTGCATCAATAGCGTATTTGACAATAATCCTTCTATCTACTAAAGTTTGGCTTATTCCTCCTTGTGATATTTTAGCATATCCGGTCACGTTATTGGCCTGATTCAATAAAATAATAAAGGCGCTTTCATAGATTAAAATATCCTCGTGATAGAACTCCTTTGCAAAGTTGAACGCATCTTCTGATGAACGAACTTTGATTATTTCAAAATCTTGTTTCTTTGCTGTTATGCTGTATTCTACGGCTTTCTTTTTCATAATTTTATGTATTGTGAAGGGCTTTAGCCATGCTGGTTAAACTTATTTGACTACTGTTACGAACTGGCACTTTGCCCACAATGAAAAGTCATTGCTGATCATGTACTCTTTATTCTTTGCCTCAATGGATTTTGCTTCTTGCTCACTTATTTCATTTCCAGCTACAAAATATCGTTTCATTGTCTTATATCTTTAAGCGTTTATACCAATTGCATTTCTCATAAAGTCTCCAGCCTTTTCTACTGACATATTCAGCTTTTTCTGAATCAGGGTAAGCATACAAGCTACTTGCTCTTTTGTATTCAAGTTACCTTGCGCAAACTCTGACATAATGAACTTTTCTATCATTCTCTGTTTGATTACTTCTACTTTCATATTCTATTATCGTTAATATTTAATTCTATGTTGCAAATATACATATTCCGATAATATTCGCCAAATAAAAATAAGAATAAATTATCGTAAAATGAAAAATTAACATTTAATATTGTCTTCTGACGATATTTTCTGTACCTTTGTATTTAGAAAGAAACGATAAACATTAAATGTATATGAAATTAAGAATTAAGGAGGTCTGTCAGATGCGCAATACCACCCAAAAAGAACTTGCAGAAAAGTTAGGTGTTTCAGAAGTTACGTTAAGTCGTGCATCAAACGGAAATACTTCATTAACATTACTTGAAAAGATTGCGTCAGCTCTTGACCTTCCTCTTTGGAGGCTCTTTGCATCACCGGAAGATGTGCGTAAGGAGCAAGGCACGGGCTTACGTTGTCCCGTATGCGGTGCGGAACTGGAGTTAAAGCAAAAGGTGGTGAAAGATGAGTGAATCAATAATTTAGATAATATGCAAGTAATTTCAAAATTAGAAGCTATATTTGCAAAGTTATGAGCAAAAAGGTCATAAATAAAGCAACTACCAGAGAACAAAAGCTCTATCAAAGAGATAAAAGTAGAATAGCTGAATATTATACTCAAAACATCAAAGAAGATGCTAAAGTTATAGATATTCATCTGAATTTTCATGGATATACTAATCTGAAAAAATAATCAAAAACCCGTTTTCCTAAATTTATTTTTATCGCTTTATGCAATAAGCTATGTCTTCTTATTGGTAAAAAGGCTTCCGGTGTCAAAGGAAAGCGGCACGGGCTTGCATTGCCCCGTATGCGGTGCGGAACTGGAACTGAAGCAAAAAGAGGACACCCCGCAAAGTGGTTTTTGATTTGGTGCAGTTCAGTGCATCTGTAGGACGTTGCACTAACTTCACGGGGTGGGGTCATGGTGGGGTCAAATACACGTGACCCCACTTTTAACGCAAAAATGTGTCCGAAAAGTTCGGGAAGAATCATCGTGACGTAATGCGCTCAATAAAAGAGCTTTTGACATCGGCGCAAAATTGCGCATATCTTTTCGTGGAATCAGAAATCTGATAGGGGGTATATCCAAAATTGGGGACACCCCCATGTTCATGGAAACCACCTATATCCACCCGCAGAACGGACAAGAATACCCCATGTTCGTGATGAACCGTGACGGATTCACACTCCTTGCCATGGGATTCACCAGAGATAGGGCTCTACAGTTCAAACTGGACTACATCGCCGCATTCAACAGGATGGAGCAGGTGATACAGTCCGGCGGCTACCTCGTCCCCCACTCGTTCAGCGAAGCCCTGAAATTGGAGTTAAGACAAAAGGAGAGTGAATAAAATCCTTTTTATTTTGTTCCTGAACTTGTCACAATCAATTACCCCCGTTCCAAATCAAGACGGGGGTAACTGATTCCTCTTTATCTAATAGTTCCCATACTCATTCCTCCTTGTCTAAAGTTCTTTCTTGCAACATCCTATTGAACTCGTTGGCGTATTTTCGAGCTTCATCTTCCGTGCGGAAATAATTGCCTGATTCCCATAACCAAGTATCAATTTTATCAAAACATTCTGTATAACTTTTAGGATCGTCTTCACTCGGTTTTATGTAATAATAACGTTCCCCTTCTTTCGCCCTCCAACGTTTAGTTTCTATTTCTTCCGTTTCGGGATTCCAACGAAGCCCTTGTTTTTCCAACGCCCGAAATATCGGACATGTGCATTCTTTCTCTTTCATCGTCTTTTTATTTTATCTGATTTGTATTTTTGAAATAATCCCTAATAGCTCCGTATATTCGGCTATCACCATCAATAATTCATGAAACGCGTTCTTTTCCTGTTCGTCCGTAATTAGAACCGTGTTTAGTAATTTGCTTATTGCTTCCATGGCGTTTGCTTTACGTTGAAACTTGTTGTACTCGTTTGGGTCGTTCAAATTCTTGATGAGGTTTAATACTTCATCGTTCATTTTTACTAATACTTCATTTTCCATGATGTTTTTTGTTTTTGTGGCCGGAGGTGGACACCCCCGAGCCGTGTTATTTTATCAGTTGGCTAAATTTATTTTCTTAAAGCTTCTCCACGTGCTTTTTTGTGTCGCACGATTTGCGTCCTTTGGTGGTGGCGGTAAAATGGACGCTTTTACCTTGCTGCATACTTCGCTGCATGCCTCGCCTGTGCTAAAACCTTTCTTCTTGACGAACTTCCATGCAAGGGGTATGATTTCCTTTAACTGGTTCTTTTTTTGCGTGCTCATATCGTTTCTTTTTTGTGTAGGGGGTAACGAAATGCGTTCCCCTCCAGTTTGTTTTTATCTTATCTGTGATTCTATTTTTTTGCTTAATTCTGTTTCGTCGATTACGGGGGGTATCTCGTCCTCTCCGTCATAGGCGAAAGCGTTCTTCACTGTTACGCCTACATGAGTGGTAACGTATTCCGTTGGGTAGATGTAGCCCCCGTAAACCTCGTAACCGTCTACTTGTATTTCGTAGTCGAACGCTACAAGGCGGTCGTCTTCTTCATACTCAACATGCCCCTTTGTGCTTTCCATCCGGTCGGCAAGGGCTTCGTAATCGAGCCGGTCTAAAACCAATATTTTTCCATCTTGCGAGATTTCCATGGTTCATTTCACTTTATACTTTTTTGAAACAATGAGGTCTACCGCACGCCGGGCAAGTGTGGCGGCTGTCCCGCCCGGCGTACTTCTGCAAACGGTATTTATACTCACTCATGGCCGGAAGTTTCAGGGGTGAACTCAAAAGCATAGCGTAACAACATGGCAAATATGAAGTTGTCAACAGTCACCGACATGTGACAAGCTGACGGGGCATGCCATGCGTTTACATCCGTCAAAGAAGCCCCGGCAAAAAGACAGCCGTCAAACAACGCCAAGTAAACCCCGCCACCTTCACAAAGCGCACGCGCCTCGCTGAATGACTGCATGAGGAAATTTTCCGGTACCAACCCGTAAAGGGCAAACAAGGTATTTACATTCTCAACCTTGGTACATATCGCCACGTACTTCACGGGCTTCAAGATTTTATTTTCTGATTCCATTTTATTCTGTTTTTAAGTTGGTTTTTAAATTCGAGTAATTTGAGGGTATTTAGAGGGTATCAGGGTACTAAGGGTATTAAGCCCCCTTATTTATGTGAAGCTATATAGGCCACCGCAGCCCGTGCGGCTTCCTCGTCCGTTTGTACGCGGTTCTCCATTAACCAGGCTTCTATCTCGGCACGGTCAAAATACAGCATCTTTCCGCGTTTGGCGTGCGGTATGGCCTTTTTGCTCGTAAGCATGTAGAGGTGGCTACGGCTTAATCCGGTCAACATCATTACTTCTTCAAATGTCAGTACGTTCTTTGTAAGAATGTTTGTAACATTCAAGTTTTTCACTTCCTCTGTGAGTTCTCGGATTCCTCCTAAAATTCTAAAGGCTAATTCTTCGGTTATTTGATTGCTATTCATATTACTTTTGTATTTTTAATTGTTGATATTAATTGATTTTTCTCTTTTAATTTTTCGATAAAGCCTTATAGTAGCAATGCTTTGAAATGTTTCGTATGCTTTCGAGAGGTCTTTGATGTATCTGATTACGTCTTTTCTTTCCAACGGCACGAAACTCTTGCTGAGAAGGTTTATTTTCACAAACCTACCGGCCATGTCGGAGTAATTTTTCATGCCAACCAAATAACTGATGGCGGCATCTGAATACATTTCGTAATGTGTGGTACTTTGAATTTTAAAATAAACCAATCCTTTCACGTATGAAAATTCTATTTTATGGCAAAAGGCTTCAACATCCTTTTCGTCATAACCGAATCGTGTGATAAGGGATTTGGCTTTCTTATACAATCTGTATTCGTATATGACTTTGTCACATGTTTCATCTTCGTAATAAAGGAAGTCGGAAGGCTTTGATTCCAAATTGAAAATGGAATTGAATGAATCAGACATTTTTTCCGCTTCATCGTACGTGTTACTACCTTCTTTGTTCAATACGCTCCTGTATAGTTCCATTTTGGAAAAGTGCGCATAACAGGCAGATAGCAACAAGGAAACAAATATTCTGTTTCGTTTTCTGAGTAGACCGTTTTTTTGTGCTTCCCTGACTTTGCTGATGTCAGAAAAGTTTTCAAATCTGTATTTACTTAATGCTTTCATGTTTTTTTGTTTAAAATGGCATTTGTATTTCGCTATCTTTTTTACTAATCAATTGTGGTAGTTCCATTTGCGGATAAGTGCTTAATGGATAAAACCTTGTAGTTGGTGGGTCGAATCCACATATAAAGTTAAATAGCCCAATGTTCCGGCCTTTGATGATTTTTATCATAGCCGTATTCTTGGTACTGACAGCTTTGTATGGATCTGGATATTGTTTCCCGTAAACTTCCGGACGATAAATCAAAATTATTACGTCAGCAGCTTCTGCTATTTGCCCGCTGTCCCTTATCCTTTCAATCGTTGGCTCAGGGTTTTCTTTGTCACGGCTTAGTTGGGACAATGCAATAATCCAAATGTCCAAGTCTTTTGCAAGGTTTTTGAGCCTACGGGCAATTTCCCCCATACGTTGTTCCTTATTTGTTTTTCCGGTTGCGTTCACATTTAGAATTTGCAGATAATCTACCACGGCTCCACATATTCCTTCACGTTTTTTCAGGCTTCTGATACTTCCGATGATGGTGTCTATATTGGACGTGCTCCTGTCATCGAAAAAGATATTTTCGCCTATGGTTTTTGATAGTAACCCGATAGACTTGTCTACCTTTTGCAGGTTTTCAGCGGAAAGTTTGGCATATAGTATTTCGGATGAAGAAACTCCGCTATGTACTGACAAAAGTCTTGACGTAAGTTGCAGCTTTGTCATTTCCATGGAGTAAACCGCTATTTTGTCCCCGTTCATTGACGCATTCAAGACGACGGAATTTGCAAAAGATGTTTTTCCTTGAGAGGTGGAACCGGCGATGATAATTAAATCCGAGGTATGAAACCCACCCTTTCCGTCTATTTCCGGGAATCCTGTACTTGAACCGAATGCTGCCTTTTCACTGCCATTAAGGTTGGCGTTGATGTTTTCAATGACAGATGAAAAACATTCCTTTACCGTATAAACGTTCTGTCTTTGTGTGTCCAGAATTTCATCTATTGTTTTTTCCATTCGATTCAGGACGGTTTCGAGGTCTTCATGTTCACTTGATGCGGAGTTGGCAAGATAGTGGCTTAAAACTAAAATCTTCCGCCTCTTTTCCAGTTCTACCAGACGGTAGGCAAGATGATAGAAATCGAAAATTATCTCATGGCCGGAAAGTTCGGCTATGTATGCAGGGTCTATTATGGAACCACCGACTTTACCAGTATTGTCTATTTCGGCAAATACCGAGATGATGTTTATTTCATTCCCGTTGTCTGCCACACTAAGGATGGCTTTGTAAACCTCTCGGTGTTTGTCTATGTAAAAGCATTCCGGATATAGTATGTCCCGTACTTCGTCAAACGCCCCTCGGCGGTTAAGCATAGTGCCAAGCACTAATCTTTCGTTTTCTTCGTCATGTATTTGTATTAACTCGGCCATGTCATTCTGTTTTATGCCTTATTTGCGTATACGTTTTTTGATTTTAGCCATTTTTATGCCTTTCCCGATGGTTGGTATACCTTGGGTGAAAATAGTGGCTTAAATCTATTTTTTCTCGTTCATCATATCATCCGTATGTTTTCAAACGCTTGAAACGGAACTTAGTTTGTAATTCGTCTGCGAATCCATTCTTGCAGGGTGAGGTTTGCGCTCCGGTACTTTAGGCACAGGTCGTTTTTGTTTTCCATCGCTTCAAGTACACTTTTGACCAAATCCGTATTTTCGTATTTGGCGATGATGCGTTTGTATTGGTCGTAAGTCAGTGGGGATTTCATGGCCATCACATGAGGGTATGTTTTTTTCATACCGTCTATGAATGTCTGTTCCTCCTTGCTGACCTTGGGGGCGGGTTTAACTGGTTGTGGGGGAGTCTCTTTTTCTGGTGGAACTTCCTCCGCATTGGTGGTAGATGTTTCTTCGTCTTGGATGTGGGTTTGGGAGGTTTTCGATTCGCCAGAATCGGAAACTGAAAACTTTTTTTCTGGTTCATCTTTAGATGAAACAGTTTTTTCTATATCGTCTACTACGTTAGGAGTAGACGTAGTATCCATTAAATCATCTACATCAGTAGATGTATTTATATACCCATTATCATTTACATTATCATTATCATATAAGCTACCATTTGCTTGCATTTGCTTACATTTGCTTGTTTTGCTACCATTTGCTTGCATTTGCTTACATTTTTGTGCTCTTCCTTTTTTTCCTGCCTCACGCCTTTTTTCAACTATTCTTTCATATTTTTCCTTGTCTCTGTTGATATTGGAACTTATGAATGCAAAAGCGATTTCAGCTTTATCGGATAATGCTCTTTTTTCAATTTCCATAACATGCTCTAAACAGGCCATAATAATGTCACAGACATCATCCTTTGGCATTTTATTCAAAATATCATAATAACTTGTGTATAATATTATACTGGTCTCTTTCATTTTCTTTTCTGTTAAATAATTCCACAATATTACCATGACAAGGCGTTCCATTGTGGGTATAACCCAACTCATCCATTATGTCGCCGATTTTAACAGGTTGTTTTGTTTGTGATTTCATAACAAGTATACCCCCCTTTCATTATCGGCTTCTCACTTACAATATAAGATATACAATCATCAAGTACCTTTCTGTTGTTAAGTATGTCCATTACAAAATTGACACATGAAAACCTATGTATGTATTTATTATTGATGAATTTAAACCCATCATCACCTCCATTGGGGGATATGTAGTATTTACGTCCATCCTTGATGAATAAAATACTTGCTTTTTCTCCACCAACAAGATTAAATAATTTACTATTAAATGTAATCCGACCTTTATTCCAAATAAGGTTTATAACAAGGTTTTTTGTTTTCATAAACAACCCTTTCCATTTTATAAAATTCAATCCCATCTATAAGTTTCTTCTTTTTTATGTCTACAAAAAAACGGCATGAGTATTCTTCTTTGAAATGAGCTAATACCATTTTTGTAAATGGATAGTTGTTGGTAATTATTCCGAAGTGTCGATTTTCTGTATCTTCTCCGTCTATCCTTATTCTCGAACCTTCATCCGGATTTTCAGTAATCCTAAAAAAGAATTTTCCATTTCTGAATAAGAATACGACACGTTTTTCCGTGGTCATTTCAAGTTCTTTTTTTAATTTGTAAGAAAAATGAATGCCTTGTTTGCGTATGTTGAATGAAATCGAATAAACGCGGCTTTTGTTATTGGTATTCCTCTTATTGAAAATAATCATAACAGTATTTATTTTTAATTTCACGTTTAACCCTATCAAGTTTTCTTTTAAGTGCCAACAATGGAACACCTCTTTTTTTTGCCAAAACTTTGATTTCAATTCCTTCTATAAAGTTTAATTTAAATTCATCGTAAATAGCACGATGCTTATTTCTGACAAATCTTAAAATGTTGTCATATAACGTATTAAATACATATTCGTCCTTATACTCATCATCATCTTTTAAAAAGTCGAAGAAAAGTTGATCGGGATTTACATATCTCATTTTTTGAACGTAGTATTTATATGATATTCTCTTGTAGCAATCCATTAGAACTTCGGACATTTCTTTGTTGCAGATGTCGCAATGTTTAATCTCATTTCTTGCCAACATGTACGATTCGATGAAGATGTCTTCACTAAAGTACATTCCATATCTCAATGACAGCCTTTCTTTTTCTCTGTTGTAGTTCCGGTTTATCCAAATGTTCAATAATTCCAAGTGTGATTCCATAACCTTACATTTGTGCATTCATAAACCGTTTTACTTCTCTCCCTATGAAAAACCGCCGTCCGTTTTCCCGTCTAAATCCACATTTTATCTTGTCTTCTTTTGTGTACTTCCAAAGGGTTGACCGGCATACACCCAATATGGCACAAACCTCATTGGTGCTGTACCTTTTTGTGTCGAAGATTTCAATATTTCCTTCCATGGTTACTTTTTGTATTTGGTTATATAATAGTCTGCAATTTGCTTTTCGCTTGGCCGTTCCCCATGTATGGTCAGGGTGTCTCTTATTTCCTTGTATGCGCATTCCGGCATATTGTAAATTACCGTATCTGTACGGTCGCTTGTCCCGGCCACGAGGAACGCAGCGAACAAGAATATTGCGCATGCTATTGGTTTTACTATTTTCATATAATACCTTTCTTCTTTAGGATAAGGTAAACACCTGTGTAGGTGTAATTGAATTGTTTGGCAGTCAGATTTATTATTCGAGAATTGGAGACATCTGGATACGTTGTCCTTTTCTCGTTGAATGCCATGATTATTTTTGAATGCTTTTCTGCTCTTTCTTTTTCTTTCTCAGTTAATAATTCCTTTTCCATTTTCTTTGTATTAATGATGTTGATATATAGTATATTTGCAATCATATGGGCAGCTTTCTATATACCCCTTTACTAATCCTTTGGCATGTTGTTTGGAGCAATTATCAAACTGCCATTTGCAAACCAATCCATCGGAACGGATTAGTTCAACTCTCCAAACTATTCCGGCGTACTTTGCACGTTTTTTACTTATTCCTATCATATTTCACATTTTAAATTTTGTTGTAATTACTTTTTTATCTATTTTTGAAAGCACTTATTTAAGTGATTAATTAATATGTTACAAAGATAAGATGTTATCTTAAAACAAACAAGACGTGAGTAAGATTTAATCTTGCTTTTTGCAAAAATTAATATTTGGGATATGGAGGCGAGCGAGAGATTATCAAAAGTTATAGAATACAGCGGTCTTAATCCTTCTGAATTTGCTGTCAGAATTAATGCTAAGACCAAGCAAGCTGTATATGATTTACTAAAGGGAAAGACAAAAACTATATCCCCGTCAATGAAAAGTAAGATATTATCTTCCTTTCCTCAAGTGAATAAGGTGTGGCTTCTTACCGGAGAAGGCGAGATGTTGAATCCCAACAGTAGCAACGTCACGATAAACGGAAACGAGAATCAAAACAACATTGGTGGGCAGAACATAAAAATATCATTGCCGGAAGTTGGAACACAAAAAATTATTCATCCAGACGGTTCTATTGAGATACAAAATTCAGGTTTGGGAAACAATAACTCAAACGAAATCAATAGACTTAAAGAGGAGTTGCATTTAAAAGAGATAGAGTTGGCAAAGTGTGAAGCCATAATTAAGTCTAAAGATGACATGATATGTATGCTTAAAGAGATATTAGATAGGCATTAACTTTTTATTATGTAAATATAATAATATGAATTAATAAAATATGCTGATTGTATTAATTAAATTGGTAGTATTATGGACTTTAAAGATTCAATCAAACAAATATCAGAGAGAATTATCAAACTGAAAGATAATATAGAAACAGAAGAGGCTACAAAGAATGCTTTCATTATGCCTTTTATCAACGCGTTAGGGTACGATGTGTTCAATCCTTTAGAAGTTTTGCCGGAAATGACTTGTGATATAGCCATGAAAAAAGGCGAAAAGATTGATTATGCTATATTAAAGGATGGAGAGCCTATAATTCTTATTGAATGCAAACATTGGAAACAAGATTTAAATCTTCATGATAACCAACTTCTAAGATATTTCAATGTGTCGAAAGCTAAATTTGGCGTGTTGACTAATGGAATAATATACCGTTTCTATACGGATTTAAAAGAGCCTAATATAATGGACGATAAACCATTTTTAGAAGTGGATATCGCCGATATGAAGGATGAACAAATTGAAGAACTGAAAAAATTCCATAAGTCTTATTTTGATATAGATAACATATTAAGTTCTGCCAGTGAATTAAAATATATGGGTGAACTTAAAAAGATTCTTCAAAATGAGTTTTCAGCTCCAAGTTCAGATTTTGTTCGGATGCTTGCTGCAAGAGTTTACGAGGGGAGGATGCTACAAAGTATAATTGAGCAATTTACTCCTTTAGTGAAGCGTGCTATATCTTCGTATATTAATGAAGTTATAAATGAACGTTTAAAAGGTGCATTAAGCGTAAATGAATCAGCTACAAATGAAGGAACACAGAAAAATGATAGTGATAATTCTGAGGAAGAATCTTCAAGTGATGGCAATTCGAAAATTATTACAACAGAAGAGGAATTAGATTCTTATAGAATTATAAAGGCTATATGCAGAGAAAAGGTTGATGTCTCAAGAATCACTTATCGTGATACACAAACCTATTTTAACATATTATTGGACGACAACAACCGAAAACCGATTTGTCGTATGTATTTTAATAGAAGTAATAAATATGTTGCTACATTTGACGAGAATAAAAAAGAGGTAAAACACCTTATAGAAGGATTGGATGATTTATATATATATACGGAGAATTACTTTAATACAATAAACCTGTATGAATCCGAAAATTAGTATTACTTTTATTCTCTTCCTAAAACGAAATAGGATGAGTTTTAATTACTGATTAAATAGTAACTTTATGGAGAAGGTCGTGGAACATCAGAAAACGAAAGAAGAAAACAAGGGCTTAATATGTGGAAAGAAAAGTTAGGTAATTATTTGATAGATGTATCGAAATACATATTCACGGGTGTAGTGGTCGCATCCTTGTTTAAGGATATGGAAAACAATAAATGGCTTATATATGGATTAGGATTTTCATCATCTGTATTGGCATTGTTGTTGGGTCTAGTATTAACAAATAAAAAGGAGGATTAAAAATGGGAGCTATAATTGGTTTTTTAGTTTTGGGAGTTCCGTGTGCGGCTTTTCTTCTTTGGTTCTTAACCCCTTCCGGCAAACGGTGGTTAAAGGAAAACCACATGATTTGATGCTGCATGCGTATCAATCCTGAAAAAGATTGGATGGTTCTGTGTTTTACCGCCATTTAGTATTCTATGCAAAAAGAGGACAGCCAAATAATAATACGCCGGTTCTTTGAAACCATACAGGTTTTAAAGAGGCATAAGGTCATAAGAGGAAAAGGCACGCTTTGCAAGCGGTATGGTATAAATCCATGGAACTTTAACACGCTTGAGAAGTCACCTTCAAGGGACTTGTTTCAACTTGCATGGCTTGATTACATGGTGCGTGATTACAAGGTATCTCCATTTTGGCTTTTGTCGGGTGAAGGAGATGTTTTACTGCCCGGTTGGACATTTGAAAAAGTGAAATCCGTGCAAAAAACGTGCAAGTCAAAATCGGGTAGTAATTAAAATATTGATAATTATATAAATTACAGTGTTTGGAGTACGTCTGGGGGGCGAGTGGTCGCTGGTTCGAATCCAGTCATCCCGACAAAATATAAAGGCATCGGTAATCCAAGGATTATGGATGCTTTTTTTATGTGTTTATAGCTTCCACGTCCCGCACGCTTTCCCTCCCAAGGTTTTTCAGAAAAGGGCCTTCATCTTTCAGGCGATATGTCAACGCTTTGTCGTATAGTTTGTTATGGGATGAAGAATAGGGAGGCCATCTTTCAGTTTCCTTTCATTGCAGAAAGCGGATTTTCATCATGAGGCAAATGAAAAATCATTCGGCTGAGATTCGTTTTTCGTTCTCAGCCGAATGATTTTTCAATCTCAGGCGAACGATTTTCCGTTCCGCGCCGAACGAAATGAGGCTTGGCTGAAGGATGCCTGAAACATCCTTCAGCCTGTAACATCAATATTATGAACGGATTACCATGAGACCTGAAAGATGAAGGATCTTTTTGTAAAATCCCTGTGTAGATACCCAAAGGG